AGCCTGGACAAATCGAAACACAACCAGTTGCTGACGGCGCTGAAATCACTGCTTTTGAGCCGTGGGCATCCCTTCGCTGACATTAAATCGGACGGTGCCGCAGCTGTAGATGAAGCTCTTTCAAACCTTGGTCTGAAATCTGCCGCCAAGCGTGATGTTGGAACAGGAACCAACCAAATCCCAGACATGAACTCATTTTCCTCAGGCTCTGGTTGGATGCAATTTCCATCTGGTAAAATTATTCAATATGGGTATCAGACATCCAGTAGTAGCGGTTCAGTTGTTGTTAACTTCCCTATCCCTTTCCCGACACAATGCTTCGGAGTAACAGGAGCTGGAACAGATGCCAGTGCAGCAAATATTGCAGGTTGTCAGTTAATCGATAAGTCGGGGTTTTATCTTTCAGCGTGGCTCGTGGCTGCCGGCTCTGTATTTAACAGAACTACGACAAATATTTCATGGATAGCAGTGGGGATTTAATAATGAAATATGTATATAGCGCAACCAGTAATGCTTTCTATCCTGTGGCTCTGAAAAGTTCTTATGAGGCTACAGGTGACTGGCCTGTTGATGGGGTGGAAGTTGACGAGGACGTATTTGCAACATACACCGGAACACCCCCACAAGGAAAGATGAGAGGGAGCGACGAAAACGGTTATCCTGCCTGGGTTTCAACGCCTCCACTCACTCGTGAGCAGCAGATTGCAGTTGCTGATAATGAAAAGGTGTCACGCATCGCTGAAGCAAACAGCTTCATGAACAGCAAGCAGTGGCCTGGAAAGGCAGCTATCGGAAGACTGAAGGGGGACGAACTCGCGCAATACAATGCATGGCTTGATTATCTGGATGCGCTGGAGGCGGTGGATGCCTCGACAGCGCCTGATATCACCTGGCCGACACCGCCTGCAGACGAAGCGTAAATAAAAAAGGCTGTCGGGGATATTCCGGCAGCCTTATTCACATCACAGACCGACCTGGCGAATGGTCGGGAACTCAGACACCAGCCACATATCGGCCTCTTCAAACATATCCTCCAGCATGCGGTTCAGCTTTTCCCGATCGCTTTTGCTGGCATCACTATTCAAGCCGTTCGCCTGCATCGGCTTTACCTTCACTTCGGCATCAGGAAAAATTTTGTGCACCCGCTTTGTTAGTTCAGCCAGGATGATCTCTCCGGCCCCCTGGAGCCCCTCAACATTTCGCTTGTCATAAACCAGTTCAACAAACATACCGATCCTCTTAAAAGTGAAAATTGCCTGTGCTTGATCTGTTTTTATAAAAATACTACTGTATATCTATACAGTCAATGGGCAAGTGAGGGTGCGTTTATGCCTCGTCAACCGGATATTCGTGCTGCTTTTATTGCGGCCATACAGCAAAACCCGAAGGGCTATCTCTGCCTGCATACAGACAAATTCATCGCTGAACTGCAGGAAAGGAACTGGCATTTCAGCCAAGCGGATGCAAATTCATGGATCGAGCGATACCAGCCGGACTTCGCCGATAAGACGACAAACGGAAGCGAGAACCGTTACTGGATCTTGCGTAACATGGGGAGGATTTTCTGATGGGCTTTCCTTCACCGGCAATGGATTACCAGGAACAGCGGTTAACCATCGATCTGTTATGCGGAATTGATGGAAACTGCAGGGTAATAGAAACGTCATGCGGTTGGGCTGTCATTAACGTTTCCATGAGGCCAGAGCAGGGAGATACGCTACTGGTAAGAATGGATAACAGGAACGAGTTTGCAAAGCTATACGGGGCGGCATTGATAACTGAAGATGGCGAAGCGATAGAAGGCGACGCGCTGGATGATGTAACTGTATATGGCGTACTGACTCACACCCTTAACATTATTGGGGAAGACAAGTTACCCACCATATAA